ACGTCACGTCTGTTGGCAACGCAACCTCTTTGGGATCATTCACCCTCGCCCAACTGAATACGGCCGTCTCGGACGCAGATGTGGCGCCGATAGCCTCGCCGACGTTCACTGGCACCGTCACAATCCCTACCGGCGCGTCCATTACCACACCAACGATCACCAAGCCAGCGATGAACGCAACCAACCCCACAGCACAGACCTATACTCCTGCAGACGCGGGCACAGCCACATTGGACTGCAGCCTCGCAAACCAGCATGATATAACGATGCCAGCGGGCAACATTACGATAGCGTTGTCGAATATTACCCTGAATCAATGTATTATGGTCTCCATCACCCAAGATGGAACCGGAAGCCGCACAGTCACTTGGTTTAGCACCATCCGTTGGGCGGGCGGATCCGCACCAACCCTCACCACCACTGCGTCCAAGCGTGATGTGGTGGGCTTCAGGCGGACTGGAACAAATACTTATGACGGATTTGTGATAGGGCAAAATATATGAATAGTCTCTGTGAGGACTGTGGGGCTTGCTGTCAGTTTAACGGCCACATTGAACTGGACGCGGGCCATCATATACCTGATCAGTTTGCCACGGCGGACAGACTAGACGGGGCTCCCGAGGGCCACTGTCCAGCTTACAATCCTGCAAATAAATTGTGTCGGATCTATGAAATTCGGCCTCTTGTGTGCCAGCAGTTCGTGGTTGATGGTGCAGCCTGCAACTATGCCCGGGGGGTAGTGTATGGCTCTTGATATAAGGCGACCAACCTCGGTTACAAACAACCCAACCTGGACCACGCTCACGGACCCCACTTATGCCTACGATGAGTCGGGGACGGCTACTTTTGCCACACTATATTGCAATAAAACGGCATCTGCTACCACTTATTATGCTATCAGTAACGCGGGTAAACCCACTTACACAGCGTTATCATTACGGATCTATCTTGATGCTGTTTTTGGATTAGAGGCGGATGGTTGTAGTTTTGATGTTTGCTTCTCTACCAATGGTGGGGAATATTACAACTCAATAGGTGGGCCTTGGACATCAGACCAAGCAGGGCTTGATTTGACGCAATCATTAAGTACGAGTTTAGACCTAAGCACACTGACTATCAAAATAAGCGCAGTTGGGGGCACTAGGGCAGGCCAAACGGTGTCATTGAAGGTTTATGATATCTGGACAGAGGGAACATATACTCCAGCGCCAGAGCCATGTGCGGCGTTTTTCATGAATTTTTGTTGAGGGAACCATGACAATTTTAATCGCGATCCTGCGCTCACACGGGCTAGCAGGGCCTAACGCCTAGGAGGCACTCTAATGGCATACTGGGATGAAACATCTGAAATAATCAACGCCATCCAGAAGAAACGAGTCTGGCGGGTGGAATTGCTTGGCGACCTGGACGGTGATTTCCAGTTCGTGGCGCACATCCAGAAGATTCGCACTCAAGACGGTGTGGAAATTAGCCAGGAAGACCTCGGGCACGTGAGTGTTTCCTGCGCAGAAGCCAAGGCTGACCCGGCGCTCGAACCGCAGATCACCAAGATCAAGAACGGGTGCCGGGCGCTGATCCGCGAGCTTAGGGGGGCTTAAGTGATCAACGGATACGAAATCAACGGAAGTGGTATTAACGGCCCGTCCGTTGATTTTGCGAAACTGTCGGCCCTGCTAACTGAGTTGTCGGGCATTCTGCCGTCGTTGAGTATTGATGTCTCGTTTATCGCCACATTTTATGAAGTCTCCGGTATTACTGCGGATCTAACGGACTCGGATAGGCTGACTGCGCTACTGGCGGAATTGTCTGGGTTCAGCGCAACGATGACTTGGGCGCCTAACCAACTGACCACCACGCTGACCGAGACAAGCAGGTTATCGGGCGCTATGAACATGCCCATCCGAATCCGAACTGGGATCATGCGGGCCATCCAGATTCCATTCCACGGTGAGGTTGTATCTTGACATCCTCCCCGCCCTAAAGGACGGGGCTTCCTGGAGCTATCGAGGTGAGCACCCTTCAAGGCACACTACTCAGCTTCTATATCGTCTGCGACGAGGCCAGTTATGACGAAGTGACGGGCAACTGGAGCCCATCGGGAAGCCATGCCTATTACTTCCACAATGGGACCAATGAACTAGGAACCAATGTCGTTTGGCAAGGCCAGGAGTACACGGCCTTCCCGCTCCAGGTAGAGGGGTTCGAGGTTAGCGGGAATGGCAAGATGCCCAGGCCCGTGATCCGTGTTTCCAACGTGGGTCAATACTTGTCCAGCATCTCCCGAGCACACAACGAACTGACCGGCTGGTGCGTGATCCGTAAGCGCACGTTTGCGATGTTTATTGACGCAGTGAACTTCACCAACGGGAACCCCAACGCCAACTTCGTGGAAGAGTTCCCCCAGGATCTTTACTATGTAGATCGGAAGGTGGAGGATAACAAGCTGACGCTGGCGTTTGAATTGGCTGCGGCCAGTGACCTCCAGGGTGTGCAGCTCCCCGCAGGACAGATTGTGGCGAACTATTGTCCTGCGGAATACAACTACGCTGGAAATGTCGGGGAGTCCTTGAAATGCACTTATCGGGGTGCTTTGGCCACCTGCGACCATTCCTTGGATGGGACCAACGGCTGCAACGTCCACTTCCTCAACGTAGACGGGAAACAGGTGGATAAGCCCTTCGCGGGCTTCCCGGGCTGCGGCCTGAATCGGGCGTGACCCAATGTGCAACGAACCCCGGGACACCTACAATGCGATCCTCGCCCACGCGCAAGCCTGCTACCCCCGTGAAGCCTGCGGGATCACCATCGTGGAAGACGGCAAGGAGCGTTTCATCCCGTGCGTCAACATGGATGAGAAGCCCGAAGAAGCCTTTACCATGGATGAGTCGATCCTGGAACAGTTCGACGGGTCAATCCAAGCCATCGTCCATAGCCACTGCGACCGGCCCGCCAAGCCCTCTGAAGCGGATCTAGTTGGATGTGAGGAAACAGACCTGCCCTGGCTGATCATTTCCATTCCAAGCGGTGAGACAGAGTTCATCAAGCCATCTGGCTATGAGGCTCCACTGATCGGCAGGAGGTATGTCTTTGGTATCTTCGACTGCTACACGCTGATCCGGGATTACTACTCCCAGGTCCACGGAATCAAGCTCCCGGAATACACGAAGGAGTTGATGAACCGTTGGCGCGAAGGCGAGGAAGTCTATTTGGAGGCTTTCGCGGACGCCGGGTTCAAAGAGATTCGGTTCCAGGATCTGCGCAAGGGTGACGCAATTCTGTTCAGCTTTCCCCCGCCGCGCTGGGCTCGACACGGGAAGCGTCCGCTGAACCATGCCGCGATTTACTACGGCAAGCAGACGATCCTCCACCACACGGAGAATCGACTCAGCTCTAGGGATCTGCTGGACGGTTACCACTTGCAACACGCCAAGCTCTACTTGCGCCACAAGGATCTCACATGATGACAACAGTGAAGTTATATGGAAAGCTGGGGAAGTTGTTCGGTCGGACGTGGCACCTGGACGTGAACTCGCCGAGGGAGGCGGTATGCGCCATTGACGCGAACCGACCTGGGCTTGCTGCGTATTTAACCCGGAACAGCCTTCCCGGATATCACGTCATTGTGGGGGACCGTGATCGTGATGAGTCCGAGCTTGAACTAGCGACGGTGGGCCGAACCATCAAGATCATTCCGTATGTGAAAGGCAAGAGTTCGGGATGGGTGAAGGTTGTGATAGGTGCTGTGTTGGTCGTTGTTGGAAATCTCGGAAAGCAACCCTGGATGGCGAATATGGGGTGGTCGATGATCTTTGGGGGCGTTGCTCAACTCTTAACCACACCCCCAACCCTAGATCAACCCAACGAACGAGAAAAGTCCAGACCTTCATATGCCTTTGATGGTCCGGTCAACACCACAGCTCAAGGTTGGCCGATGCCCGTGGGCTACGGGACACTGAGAATTGGAGGAGCGTTGGTGTCTATGAGTATAGTGGCCTCTGAGGTGGATTCGACAGGCGATGATCCTTTAACTGGAGATTTCCAGATAGTGATGCCACTTCACAATTATGCCTTTTTGTCAGAGTGTTGGGGGTCCTTCCCTATCGTGTACGCAGACGTGGTAGAGGGTATAGACCCTATAACGTGGGCAATAACTAGTCAAAGTAGTGGTAATTTTTTCTCTATAGCCAATACAGTAGGGTTTCCCTGTCGGGCAAGTATAACATGGGGTAGTGCGCCCCCTTGCATCGAGCATACATTGGTGATAAAGGCTACAGATACAGATGGACAGATAGCCACTTTCACCACCACTATTTATCTTATACCAGTATTCTGACACCCTCACTGGAGATACATATGTCTCATATGATTAAAGGAAGAGGGGAGGATACCACCCCGGCCACTTATACTCCTAACGAAGAAAAAGATACTCTACATAGTAAAGCTATAGCTAGTCT